AAAATAAAATGTAGTGTCAGGAATTGGAAAGTCTTTTAAAACACCAGTAATTAAAACTTCTATTTTATTTGTGTTACTTGCAAAAGAATATCCATATGCAACATTATTAAATCTTACATCATCACCAACACTTAAAACATCAACAGCAGTGGGTAATCCTACAAATTGGTTTGCAGTTTTACCTGTGTAAGTTACAATTCCAGCAACATTCGCTGTTGGTAATGATAAAGAACCACTGGTAGGAAATCCAACAGTTGTATCAACAGTCATCACAGTTGAACCGATAGTAACTGGATTTACAACACGAGTTCTGCCTGGAACTATAAAATTACCGTCAATTGAATCTTTTGATACACTTATCGAGTAATAACGTTCTCCACCATATATGAAATCTTTAACATCTGATATTGCACCAGAAGCACCACGAATATTCTTATCATCTTCATCAGCATCTTGAAAGAGTGTTGATCCCTTTAAATTACGAGGATCTCCAGTTAGAGATTTAACAACAAAGTCTTGTGCAAAACCATAATCTGCATCCGATGGTTTAATTAAAAACTCAGATGGTTTGATGATACTAACTTCTTCACCATATAATGCTCTGAATAAAATTTTATATGATTCTTCTGTTCCCTTTGTTTTATAAAAATCTTTAATTTGTCGAATAAACTTAACTTGATCTAAATCACTATCAAGTTTACGGTTTTCAAAACCACTTGCAAATGTTGTTTTAAGTTTACCAAAAAACTCACGAATGAAAAGATTGGATAAATTATGAACTTTTGAACCACCAGTATGAGATACACCAACAGTTGTGTTAAATGATAATAAATCTGGCCTTGTAGGTTGATCCATGTTATCAACACCACTAAAACCACGAATACATCCAGTGAATGATGTTGTTCCAACACCAGTGTAAGTGATGATCTCGTCATCAATTTTTAACAATCCATACTTACTTGGATAACCTTTTGTTGAATCTACAAAAATCGTAGACGAATATGATTCTGTATCTGTAGATAATCCTGTGTACTCAGTAAGAGCAGCACCGACATAAGTTTGTAATTTAGTATATCTATCTAAATTTTCAGCAATGTTTATAGATCCACCTTGATATTCTTGAGAAATATAATACTGTTTCATAAAATCCACAAAAAGTGGACTATCAGATTGCACGAACTCAGGTAACTGATTTTCAATTACCTGATTAATTTCGACTCTTTGAATTGAGGTATCTATCATTAATATCCGCCGCCAGAACTAGATCCACCGCCGCCACCAGATGATGTGGTGGTTGTGGTTGTGGTTGAACTTGATGTTGTAGTTGAACTTGCATAAGTCCCCCTACTTGATGTGGTTGCTCCAGTCGCAGCAGTGGATGGAAGAATTGCAGCAGCTGTTGAAACTGGAGAGTTTGATTTTCGAGTGAAAGTTGGAGTATAATAACTATGCGTATGAACAAATCTTGATCCAGAGGTATTTTCTCCTGATGCGATTAAATCTTGAACCATATTAATCGTTGTATTTGTCATGTCAAATTTAACATATAAATCTCGAAGACCAACAATGTCATTTGAATGTGGAATCGCTTGAATTTCAATCACGTCATTTGTAATTGACGTTGAAAGTATATTTACAGTATCTATAATAACTTCACCATGCATATAATCAACTGTTCCAGCGTTTTTCTTTACGATATTAGGAGTTCCACCCTCTGTGTATGTGAAAAAGAATATTCGACCTTTTTCACGATTAATTACCTCATCGGCAAGATAAACAGTGCCTGTAACACCTTCAATTGTGAATCCTGTCGAAACTACATTATAAGAACTCTCTTGAGTATGGAACATATTACCAAAACATACCTCGTATTGAGCAAATTTACCTAAAGCTGCTTTTAAATTACGTCGAATTGTCACAAGAGTGATATTTGATGTAATTGATGAGTCAACACTGTCAATGAGTGACACAGCCTTACTATATTTGAATCTACCACCAAATTTATTCACATCAATTGAACGAGAATACTGTGTGAGAGCGTTTGAGATGCCTGTTTTAAGATCTTCTGGTTTATCATTTAAACTTGGGTTATAATATGGGTTTGTTTTTAATTCAACATACAAATATTTTAAATCTACGAATTCTGGCACAATACCAGCGACAGCATAACTCTTTAATCTTTGAATTAACTCTCTTTTTGTCTCATCTGATAGAAAATCACCATTTCGAGGTTTTACCGATATAAAAACCTTTCCAAAACGAGGTGGACTCATTTCTTCACCACCATAAGCAGTTACAGACTCGACATTTGGGTAAATATACCCTAAAACTGACTCATAATCAGATGAAGTAACTGCTCGATACTGAGATGAGTAAATTCGAGGTGCATAATACTTAATTGAAGAGATAGATTCAATTTCATCACCATCTCTTGAACTTTCTAAAGTTTCAATCAAGGATACATCCGTTGCATCAATTTCAGCACCATCTTGATTTGTAATATTTCCTACAAAACTAAATTCTGCAGCGCCATTTCCTTCTCTACCAGCATTTGTAATGTAACTTACTCTAATAAAGTTAGAATTAGATAATTTTCTACCAATTACGTTGTCTCCAAAGATTAATTCGTATCTTTCATCTTCAATTTCTTGTAAAAGGTAAGATGATGATGTTGAAGTGATTCCAATGATATTATCAATCTGTTTATATGTTACACTTGTTGTTGAACTTTGAGATGGACGAACTTTAACCTTAATTGTTGATGTATCAATGAACGAATTATCAAGAATATATCTTTGATTGAATAAAGTGGAGTTTACAGTAAAAAATTGTGTTATAAAAGTCCCCTCGTAGATTTCAATATTACTAAATTCAGCGAAACCGTTTACAACAGGTACTGTAATGCTCTCTGGAATTGAAAATATGTAATTTGAGTTTCTTCCAGCACCATTACAGACCAAACCAGCGTTTAATGTCAGTGTTGAAGTCCCTGTTAATCCACTTACGTTAAATGTTATTCTTGCTCTTGCAGATCTACGAGATCTAGGAACGTATCCGATGTTTCTGGCGAGTGCAACAACGTTTTCTCGAAGTGTAGCTGAGTCGAGAAAACATTCATTCGCTGCCATGTTGGTATTATATGCAGTGATGTATGTATTATAAGCTAATGCATCAATAATTATTGAAAGGTTCGACCCTTCAAAATCATAATCAGTAAAATTAGTGTTCGCCCTCAGATAATCTCTGATTGACGCCTTAACTTGATCAAAATCTAAATTAACATATTGTCCGAAAGCCATTATACTCTAGCTGGGAATAGGAGAACGTCTACTGTTTGTGATGGTGCTGGTATGCCAACGATATCATACTGAATTGTTGCATTCATCTCATTAGAATCTGCATAAATTGAAACTGTTACATCTATATTTCTAATTCTAGGTTCAAAATTAACTAATGACTGTTTAATTTCATCAGAAATTCTAATTTCAGTGATAGATGTATTTAAATCAAACAAGGCATTGTTTACAGAAGACCCAAAATCAAGAATATAAGGTTTTTCACCAAGAATTGTAAAGATTATGTTCTTTACAGATCTCTTGATAGCATCTTCATTCTTTATTGTCACCAAATCATTCGTCACAGGATGACGTTTGAAGGATAAATTGATATCTTTGAATGCCCTAGAAGCCACTATTTAACACAAAAAGTTTCCTGTTTTTATTTATACCGCTTTTTTTATCTTTTTACGACACGAATTCGATATTTTTCCGATTCTAAAGCGTTAACAATATATTTAGCGCTAATTTTTGGGTCTTTTTCGCCGCAAGTGAAGAAATCTGCGTTCATGCGACCCAATTCAGGCCAAGTGTGACAAGAAACATGACTTTCAGCAAGTGCAAAAAGACATGTGACACCACATGGATTGAATTTATGTGTATATTCGTTCAATATTGTCATCTTCGACTTCAAAATAGCACGAGTGAAGATGTCACGAAGAAAATTTGGACTGTTTAAGTCATCAAAATACCCATCGTAGACATCTAATATGAGATGTTCACTCATTTCATCCCAATTCTGGTTCATTTA